AGATATACGAAAAATGCTCAATACGGCGCTTTTTGAGGAATACACGGATAAACATACGGGTAAGAAGATAGAGGGCATACAAGGCATTGTAAACGCCTTAATCGTGAAGTCGCTGAATGGCAAGGACAAAGACCAGTTGGCGGCTATTAAGTATATATTCAACCTGTTAGGACTTGACAAAACAGAAGCGGACGAAGAAAAGGACAAAGCGGAGATTGATTATATTCGTGCAAAGATAGCGCAGATAAATGCAGGACAGGGAAACGGCGCGGTCGATGATGAAACAAGAAAGCAAGTAGAAAGCATTATATCCGAGATAACAGAGGGTGAGCCTGTTGAAAGCTGATAACAGACGCGGCATAATAACAATGCTGTTAAATAATCCTTACAAACTCGGTCACGCGGTAGGCTTTACAAAGCTGAACAGCCTAAACAATGACTGGATAGTCGATATGATACGCGGTGTAAACGATGAAACATTGCAAGCACATCGTGGAAGTTACAAGACTACTTGTGTCTCAATAGCGCTCTCAATAATCATTATCCTGTTTCCAAACGTCAAAACAATGTTTATGAGGAAAACGGACGATGATATAAAAGAGGTTGTAACACAGGTGAAAATGATACTCTTACACCCTGTTACAAGAGAGATAGTAAATCAGTTATACGGTGTAGAACTAAAGCTAATCAAGGCAAGCACTACAGAGATAACAACAAATCTCACAAATGACCCGAGAGGAACAGCGCAACTTGTCGGAATGGGTATTGGTGGTTCTCTCACGGGTAAGCACTTCGACAGAATATTCACCGATGATATTGTAAATGTCAAAGATAGAGTATCACGGGCAGAGCGGGAACATACAAAGTTAATATATCAAGAATTACAAAACATCAAGAACAGAGGCGGCAGGATATTCAATACCGGCACGCCTTGGGCTAAAGATGATTGTTTTGTTTTAATGCCAAATCCTCAAAAATGGGACTGTTATTCCACTGGTTTAATGTCCGATGAAGAAATTGAGGATATTCGGGCACATATGCTCGGTTCACTTTTCGCGGCAAACTATGAATTATTGCATATTGCAAGTGAAGATGTTATTTTCACAGACCCGCGCATAAATGCAGACAGAGCACTCGCAGAACAAGGATTTGCGCAGGTCGATTGTGCATACGGCGGTGCAGATTTTACAGCAATGACCATTTGCCACAAAGTCGGAGAGAAATATTACGTTTTTGGCAAACTATGGGCGAAGCATTGCGAGGATTGCGAGAATGAGATCATACAGCTTTACAACAAATTTATGTGCAGTAAGTTGTATAACGAAAGTAATGCCGATAAGGGATTTTTCGCAAAGAAACTCCGCACAAAGGGCGTGAAAGTTGTATCATACCCAGAGACGATGAATAAATTTATGAAGATAACGTCCTATTTGCGTGATGAATGGGACAACGTTTATTTTGTAGAGGGCACGGACAAAGAGTATATTGAGCAGATATGCGAGTACAACGAAGAAGCGGAGCACGATGACGCTCCCGACAGTCTTGCAAGCGCTATCCGCGTAAAATGGAACAAAAAGAGCGATTATATACCGATATGGAATGTGTGAGGTGAGAGAGAATGTATGAAAGCCCTATAAATATCATTGTAAATGATATGCAACAATCTTTTAACGAGGATATTGATAACGGCATAATGGTAACGATAAAGCAAACATACGGCATTGGCGTTGATAAAAATGAACTTATAAAGGCGTTGCAATATGACAGACAGCAGTATGAAAAGGGACGCGCTGATTTTAAAACTGATGTGCAGAATTTAATAAAAGAGTATATTTGCCGCTATATTCTTATTGGCGCATTTGAGCGTGAAAAGAATATACTTGAAGAAATAGTTGATAGAATTAACGATTTAAGTTAAGGAGACGTAAGAGAATGAATGATAATCTATGCTGTCATAATCGCCTTGAACATCCTACAAACTGTAAAAACTGCGGTGCACCTTTACACGGAAGCAGATGCGAGTTTTGCGGGACGGAATATCCTGTAAATGTCGCATACGATAACAAAGTGACAATAAATGTGCAGGGGCTTGTGTTTCCTACAGTGGGAGAGTTATGCAAGACTATTTCAGAACAACAGTCAATTCGGCAAAAGTTGAATAATTATATGTGGTGAGGTAAAGCAATGTCATTGGAACGTAAGAGCGATAATTGCGGCGAGTGTAAATATTGGTTTATAGAATATCCTTACTGCGAATGTAAGAGACACGCATTTAAAAGAGGGGAAGTCAGCACCGGCGACTGTAAACACTTTGAAAAGGGATTTGTTAATTGGTACGAAAACTATTATGATGAAACAGATGATACAATAAAACCAATGATAAGAGAAGAAATAGCGCCGGGAATGACAATGTTTTATGTACCAAAGGAGAGTTGAATATGACATTTGAACAAGCGTTAAAAGCTATGAAAGAGGGGAAAGCTGTTACAGTTGGGGATTATGCCGGATATTTCCGATATGACGGGAGTTTGATTTGGCGGTATTCAAGCGAGACAAAAGAATTATCACAAGAAAGACTAATGCCAGTCGAGTATATCCTGTCAGATAAATGGGAAATCGTTGAGAATATAGTTCCTCTTTCTATTCCTACAAAATCAGACTATGATTATGGATATGAGGAAGGATATACAGCAGGATATAATGCGGGGAAAAATGCTGTTGAAACAGAATTTTATTTCGAAATAAAGGAAATGTGTGATAATGAAATATCAAAGATATTGAATAAATAATGCTGACGTGGTGGAATAGGCATACACAGCTGTCTCAAAAGCAGTCAAATTGAGAGTTCAAGTCTCTCCGTCAGTACCAAATGCAATGACAAAGAGCGTCAATGATTTGTCATAAAAACCCACAGGCTAAGGTCAATCTGTCTTGACGGACGGAAAGAATAGTGCAGGATAAAACTTCGGCGGGGATCGAGAAATATCTGCGGATATGTAAGTATGCTTAGTGTCACCTGCACATTTGCGGGGATAGCTCAATAGGTCAGAGCACACGCCTTATAAGCGTGAGATTAAGGGTTCAAATCCCTTGCCCCGTACCAAAGAAAGGATAATACAATGACAGAAGAAGAAGCAAGCAAGATACACGGCTATACAGTAGGATACGTTGATGCATATTGGAGCGAGAAGAACAAGAAAATAAAGCGAGACGTTCCCGATGTGTATTTTGACATAGCGACAAATATGAGCGAGATAATGCGGAAACAGCGCATATGTTCTATGACATTGGCGAGAAAAACAGGCATAAACGTCGGTAATATATGTAGATATCTCAATTGCACAAGAAAAATGGGCGTGGACAGCCTCGTGCAAATTGCAAAAGCTTTAAATGTATCCGTAGATAGATTAATTGAAACAGAATAATAGTTGAGGTAAGTATATGACATTTGAACAAATATTACCGGCGTTAAAGCAAGGGAAAAGGGTTAGGCGTAAACTGTGGGAAAAAGAAAATTATATATATGCTGTGCAGGATATCTGGTGTTTATTTGACGAAAAAGGCTATGCATTAAGCACAATGAACCCGACCGGAATATTCGCTGATGATTGGGAAGTATGCGGCGAAGAAAACCAAACTGATAAAAGCGGCGTATCAGTCGTATGCAAAGTAACATCAAACTTTGATGAATACGAACAGGCGCTCGATAAAGTCCGTTGCAGGCTTAAAGATTTGAGAGAAGCGGCAGAGAAGTTAAACGGTATAAAGCTCGACATAAAAATAGACTTTGATTGAGGTAAAAACAATGCTGACATATCAAAACCTTGAAGCGATACAAAACAACGATAAAGCAAAGCTTGACTTTGTGAAACAGGTGATACAGCAACACGAAAGCTCTACACTGTATCAGAATGCGGAAATTGCAGATGAATACATCAGAGGGCAGAACAGAGAAGCAAAAGCACACGTTAATTATCTGACAACAGCCACAGGGAAACAGATAGTTGACCAATGGTCACCGAATACGAGAACAGCGCGGTCATTCTTCCGTATTCTGCTTATGGGTGATGTAAACTACATTCTCGGAAATGGTGTAAAGTGGAATGACAAAGAAAAGACTGAAAGCATAGTCGGAAAAGACTTTGATGTGAGACTTTCCGACCTGCTGACATTCGCAAAAGCTCACGGTTGCGCTTTCGGCTATTTCAATACAAACCATTTGGAAGTATTTGCGACAAGAACAATGAACGGCGGCTTTGCACCGCTGTATGACAGCGAGAATGGAGCATTACGCGCAGGTGTAAAGTTTTGGTATTTTAATGAGGGCAAGTCTCTCCGTGCTAATCTCTATGAGGAAAGCGGCATAACATCGTATTTATGGGATAGCACAAGCCAAGAAAATGCAAACGGCACTATATTGAGTGATGAAAACACGATACTCGACAACGGCACAAAGAAACCGTATAGAATAAACTATAACAAGGGAGCGGGATATTTACCGATAGAGCCGGGAGAAAATTATCCGGGATTTCCTATCATTCCGCTTTACGGTAACAGTTTTCACGAAAGTGAACTGTTTATGGGCTTAAAAGACCTTATTGATGAATATGACCGCCTTGCCAATAGCACAGCAAATGACCTTGATACTGCTATGATATACTGGATATTCCAAAATGCAGGCGGTATGGATAATGCTGATATGGCAAAAGCCCTTGACCAGCTCCGCGCGCTTAAAGCGATAAGCGCGGAAGAAGGCGATGTTAAGCCTGTTACAGTAAATCCCCCGATAACAGAGCGACACGCTGAAATGCAAAGGGTAGAGCGTGCAATATATGACGATTATATGGGCTTGAACTTCAAGGATATTGTTTCGGGCGCAGCTACAGCAACACAAATCAAGGCGGCATATGAACCTGTTAAGAACAAGGCAAACGATACAGAAAAATGTTTGCTTGATTTCCTCTATAAACTGCTTGCAATAGCAGGAATAGAAGATGAAAGCCCGTCATTTGAACCTGACCCGATAAAGAATGTAAGCGAGGAAACGAACGCGATTATTGCAGAAGCTCAATTCTTGCCGCGTGATTATACCGTTTCTGAATTGCTTTATCTGCGCGGCGACGGTGACAAGATCCCCGATATCCTTGATGAACTCGACAAGGAAGATATGCAGAGAATGAGCGGGATAGGGCTTGACAAAGAGGCAAATGAGCAGGAAGAAACGGAGATACCCGATAATGATACAGTCGATGAAGCAGGAAACGAACAGTAATGCCGTAGATTATAACGATGAAACAATATATCCTGTCGAGAACGACCAAACAGCAAAGCGAGATGCAGGAAAGCCGCGGTTAACTCTCGTTCCCTTGCAAATACTGTTTGATGTTGCAAGGGTGCGGGAATACGCTGTAAACGGCAAATACCGTGACCCGGAGAATTACAAGAAAGTATCAGTCGAGCGATACCGTGACGCGGCATTTCGGCATTTCTGCGCGTATCTGCGCGACCCTTACGGCGTGGACGATGAAAGCGGCTTACCGCATTTGTCTCATTTGGCCACAAACATTGCTTTTCTTTGCGAATTGGAAAAGGATAATAAATGAAATCAATCATACAGAAAAACAAAGACCGTTGCTATATCTGCGGGCGAAACGGATATAATGAACCGCTTGACGAACATCACGTTTTTGCAGGCGCAAACCGTAAGCTGTCCGAGAAATACGGTTTGAAAGTGTATCTATGTCATTGGACTTGCCACTTGAACGGTGTACATAAAGACGGTGAAATGGCTGATAGGCTGAAAAAGATAGTGCAAGAAAAGGCTATGGAGCATTATAATTGGTCAATGTCTGATTTTATAGCGATTTTCGGTAAATCATATATATAAAGGTGATACAATGGCATACAGTGACCCCGCTTACGATGAAGTAAACGCTCTGCTTGATAAGTTGGAGCGGCAATTGGCCCGTGAATATGAATTAGCGGCTGCACAAATGCAGAAAAAAGCTCGGGAATACTTTGATAAGTTCACGGCACAGGATAAAAAGCAACGTGCACTGCTTGAAGCGGGAGAGATAACACAAAAAGAATATGCCGATTGGCGGCGGCGCGTGATGCTGAATGGCTCACATTGGTCAAATATGCGTGATACATTAGCGCAGGACGCGACAAATGCCGATATGATAGCAATGTCTATTGTAAAGCAGTATATGCCCGAAGCATACGCTATAGGGCACAATTACGGCACTTATGAGATAGAGCACGGAGCGGCTATTGATACAAGCTATACGCTGTATGATCGCGCAACAGTCGAACGTTTATGGCGGGAAAATCCAAAACTACTTCCCGACCCCGCGCCAAACAGCAAAACAGCGCGAAAACTGAAAGAAAACAAAGATTTGCGGTGGAACTCACAGCATATTCAAAGCACGGTAACACAAGGCATATTGCAAGGAAAACCGCTGAATGATGTTGCAATGAGTTTAATGCAAGTCACCGAAATGGACTATAACGCGGCAAGGCGTAACGCGGGCACGATGATGACAAGCTCCCAAAACGGCGGCAGAATAGACAGCTATGAACGCGCTGAAAGCATGGGAATTGAAGTCAGAAAAACGTGGATAGCGACACTTGACGGGCATACTCGAAGCAGTCACATATATCTTGACGGACAAACAAGGGATATTGATGAACCATTTGAAAGCGAAATAGGGGAATTGATGTTCCCAGGTGACCCGAACGGCGAACCTGCGGACGTGTACAATTGTCGTTGCACTTTGATATCACAAATCAAAGGCTTTGAGCGTGACCCGTCCGATTTAGGATTACGGCACGATGAAGCTTTAGCAGGTATGACGTATGAGGAATGGAAAGGCGAGCACATAGAGCAAGAAAATACATCTTTCGAAAGCAAACTGCTTGACAATGTAATGGGCGCGGATTATAATATATTTAAGGGACTTGTTGAAAACAGTGATACGCTCCCGCTGTATGAAAAATACGTTGATACAATAAAAACGATGAAGCGCGAAGCAAATGCGGGAGAATATAGACCGAGAAGTGATACTTTGCTATTTGATTATGATAATTATATAGGCAGAAGCATGTACAGCACAGAGGCACACGAAATAGGACACGCATTTGATTTTAAAATGGGGAGATTTGCGGGGCTGTCATATAATGAGATCGATACAATAAACAGCAAATGCAAAATATTTGGCGGCGTTATTAAGGTCATTGATGAAGTTCCTTCCGCGTCAGATGAATTTTTGCTTGCATTGCGAACAGATATGAAAGCAATAAAACCAAAACTACTTGCAGTTGCGCAAGAATTAAATTCGGATAAAGCGTTATACAATGCAAGTCACGGAGTGCAAGACGCACTGGACGGCTTCTACGGAACGCAAAAAAAGCGAATTTTAGGCTGGGGACACGGAGATAAATACTACAACAAGAGATATAACCAAAGAGTTAAAGGCGGGGGAGCAGAAAAGGACCTGCAAGACGCGCTAAAAAGTCTTGGACTTGACGCAAGTAATCAGACAAAAGTGAAAGCGATAACAAGACAATATACAGCGGCAAGCGAAGCGTGGGCGAATATTGCAAGCGCTGTAACGGTTGGCGGTGAAGAATTGAAAGCGGTTGAAAAATATTTGCCAAACACAGTTGCGGCATTTAGGAAGATATGCAAAGGAGTGAAATAAAATGAGCGAAGCACTGGAAACGAAAATGAATGAATATGCGGAAATGTTTGATGACGGTTTTCCGACAATTCCGCTTGCAACAGGCAGATCGGAAAAAGAACTTATTGAGATAATAGATAAATGTATCAAAGAAAAGAAAGATGTTTACGAACTCGGATATGTAAAAGACGATGAGGATATTTACTACTAATGGATTTTACCATAACAGACAACACCGATGAAGTAATTGCCGCAAAAGATGAAGCTATAGAACGTGCTCTTGAAGCTATCGGCTTGCAAGCGGAAGGATATGCAAAGATGTTATGTCCTGTCGGCACACCCGAAAGCACAGGTATTGAAGGGTATCACGGCGGTACATTGCGCAACAGCATATCACATACTACAGACCACAGCAACGGCGAGGACAGCGCTATAATCGGCAGTAACATCCCGTACGCTCCCTATGTTGAGCACGGCACGGGCTTATATGCTGATAATGGAAACGGCAGGAAAAGCCCGTGGATTTGGGTAGATGAAAACGGCAAACCACATAAAACAAGCGGAATGACCCCGAGACACTTTTTGAAAAATGCAATAGCTGACCATATAGACGAATACAAAGATATTACAGAAAATTACTTAAAAAATAGCTAAAATTACGAAAAAAACGGCAAAAACAGTTGACAAACAATGGAGAAAATGCTATAATGAGTAGTGGAAAAGTAGATGTTATCCTAACAGAAGAACAAAAGCGGCTTATCGAAGCCGAATTGACCAAAGAGAACAACGTTGAAATTATGAATACCCCCAAAGGGATAATAATAAAACGGATAAAGCGCGAGACTGTAAATATTTGTCCCCGCCGATAAGATGTTTCAGCGGCAGAGCCGAGAAGTGGTTGTTTCCATAACGGAAATGACCACATTTTTATTATCCGGTAGCCAAGAGGAAAGGCAACGGGCTTTGACCCCGTTATCGTGGGTTCAAGTCCCGCTCGGATAGCCATAATTTAATATTACCCTGTCGGTGAGTAGTTCCGACAGACGAGCCGAGAAGTGGTTGAGTTGTTGCAGAATATGCAACAGCTTGACCACTTTTTGTTTTTACCGCAAATCAGCGCGAAATACAGGGCAAAACAGGGTATTTTAGCACAAAGGGATATACAGATACTATTATAATCAAAATACGCAAAAAACAGCGTTTTAGATAATATGTCGGGTGCAGTTGCTAAACAGATACTACAGGAATAATCCTGTAAGTCTGCGAGAATGTTCAATCATTCGCTCGATAACAAACAGTCACAAAGTACCGTGACACAAACAAGCGCGAAGTACAGCGCACAACAACAAACGAACGGCAAAGAACCGCCGACGAAGTAAAGGAGTTTGTAACTATGGCACAGGCAAAATTTTCAAGAGGCGATATCAGAGACATTCTGAATGAAGCAGGAATAGCGGAAGAAAATATGGAAACCGCTGTTACAAAAATAATCCGCAAGCATTTAGATGTAGTTGAACCGCTGAAAAGTGAAAACGATACGATCAGCGGCAAAGACAAGACAATCGAAAAGCTGAAATCACAGCTTGAAACCGCCGAAACAGAGCTTGAAACGCTGAAAAAGGAAGATTACAAGTCAAAGCTTGACAATCTTACAGCGGAAAATGAAAAGCTCAAAAAGGAATACACCGATTATAAGAACGAGCAGACTGCAAAGGCTACAAAAGCCGCAAAGGAAAAGGCGATACGCGATTATTTCAAGAGCAAGGGCGAGATATCAGACGCAAATCTTGACATTGCAATGCGCGGTATGCGTGATGAAATAGACGCGGCAGAGCTTGACGATAAGGGCATAAAGGATAAAAAGCCTTTTGACGCGCTTATTAGCGGCACTTATGCTAATCTGTATAAGCAGACAATTACAGTCGGCACGGTAACTCCTACGCCTCCCGATACAACGGGCGGCAAAACCACAAAATCGAAAGACGAAATAATGAAAATAAAGGATGCGGGCGAGAGACAGGCTGCTATTAAAGAGGCTATACAAAACGGCTCGACCGAGTTCAATACTTAAAGAAAGGAATACAACACAATGGCAAAGGAAAATCTTACAAAGAACGTTGATATTGATATCACCGTCCGTGAAATCGACTTCGTAACGCGTTTTGCGCGCAACTGGGACGCTCTCCGCGAGATTATGGGCATTATGCGTCCTATTAAGAAAACAGCAGGCACAAAGCTTACAAGCAAGCGCGCAAAGGTAGTGCTTGCAAATGGCGCTGTTGGCGAAGGTGAGGAAATCCCGTATTCTCACGCAACAGTTGAAGAAATCGAGTACAACACTATTGCTATCAAGAAGTATGCAAAGGCTGTTTCGATTGAGGCAATTGACGCAAAGGACTATAACAACGCGGTGCAGAGAACCGATGATGAGTTCCTCAATGAGCTGCAATCCGTTGTTATGGACGAATTTTACACCTATCTTCAGACAGGCACGCTCAAATCTACAGAGGGCAGCTTCCAAATGGCTCTTGCTATGGCACAGGGCCGGGTTATTGACAAATGGAAGAAGATGCACAAGGGCATTACCGGCATAGTCGGCTTCTGCAACGTGCTTGACGCTTACAGCTATCTCGGCGCGGCAAATATCACAGTTCAGAACCAATTCGGTATGAACTATATCGAGAATTTCCTCGGATATAACAAGCTGTTTCTTACATCTGAAATCCCGCAGGGCAAGGTAATTGCAACACCTGTTGACAATATCGTGCTTTACTACGTTGACCCCGCAGATAGCCAGTTTGCACGTGCAGGCCTGTCCTACACTACAGACGGCGAGACAAACCTTATCGGCTTCCATGTACAGGGTAATTACAACACCGCTGTTTCGGAAAGCTTTGCTCTTATGGGTATGACCCTGTTTGCTGAATATCTTGACGGTATCTCCGTTGTTACATTCGGACAGGGCGGCGGCGCTAATCTTGCAAGCCTTAAGGTCGGCACACTGACACTTACACCTACTTTCGACCCCGATACAATCACTTATACAGCGGCAACTACAACGGCTACATCGAAGATTACAGCAGTTGCAGAGTTCGCAGATGCGACAATCGAAATCAAGAACGGCACGACCGTAATTGAGAACGGCGGTAATGCTTCTTGGAGCGCAGGCGAGAACACTCTGACAGTAAAGGTAACAAATGACAGCGTGGATAAGACCTACACTGTAACAGTTACAAAGTCGTAAGACAACAAAAACGGCATACACGGGGCGAAAAATCCCCGTGTAATGCTGTATATCAGCAGGAAAGGCGGTGCGGAATATGATTGATGAAGTTTGCGCATATCTTAAAAACTGGTTCGACCGTGATATGGATAAGTTCTACGGAACTATCACGATCAGCGGCGGTGAACTTGTCGGATTTTCCGACAAATTGCAAAACGGTCAATATTTCCGCATCGTCGGTTCTGTTTTTAATGATGGAGTATATCAATACCCCGCAACGGGTTTGACCGATGAAACATTTGAAAATGGCGCTGTATGGGCAATGGCTATACCGAAAGGAGTTATTGAAATAGTTAGCGAGATTACGGCGTGGCAATCGAAATACGGCACAGTTGATAATGCTGCAATGTCCCCGTTTAACTCGGAGAGTTTTGGCGGTTACAGCTACAGCAAATCAAGCGGCGGCAGCACAACAGGCAGTGCAACAAATAACCCTAATGCGTGGCAATCGGTATTTGCGGCAAGATTAGCGAGGTGGAAAAAGATAATATGAGTTTACCTTCATTTCTTGAAGCATTCGACGATTACGGAACATTCCAGATATACGATGTTACAACAGGCGGCGGGGATGGTTACGGCGGTAA